GACATCTGCCGGTCGACCGACTGCGCTGCGATGCCCGCCTTAACCAGCTGGTCCTGCGGCTGCATCAGGGCCAGGGCTGCGCCTGCGCGCTGGTCGCGCACCTGGTCCATGTAGTTCAGCAGCGTTATCGACGACTGGCCCGTGTCGTTCGTCGGGAACGGCATGATGTCATCACCTGGCGGGCCGTCGTTGCGGACGACCGCGTTCGGCCTGCCAGTCAGCAGATCGTCCATGTTGATCGTGTTTTCGTTGACCGCTGTTTTCGCCGAATTGTTCGTGGTTAGGTTATCTAAATACTGGCGCAACGCCCGCGATTTGATGTCGGCGACCTGGCTGATTTTGTCATACACCGACAGGCCCGAATAACGATGCGGGACCAGCCAGCCCGTCCCGGTAGCGTACGGGATAAAGTCGACCTCTTGCTGGTCCAGGACTTGGCGGTTCGACCATATAAACCGCATCAGTTCGCTGATGCCGTCGCCGTCCATATCGATGCGCATATAGCATTCGTAGGTTTCGATGACGTCCTGGTCGTGGACCGGGCTATCCAGCTGCGGGGACTGCCCTTCGACCTTGTTGGCCGTGCTGTCGACGTCCACGTCAGTTGTGAACGCGGGCAGCTTGTTGACCTTGGTTTTCGTGAACCCTTCGGCGCGCAGGTCCGACCTGGTCGGGAACTTGCGTTCGGCGCAGAACGGAATGCCGTCGATGAATATCGACCGCCAGTTCGGATCGACCAGGAAATGCGCCTGCTGGATCGCCTCGACCTTCGGCGTCCGTTCGGTCCGGGTCATCGTGAGCGTCGCGCTTTTGCCCTTGCGCGCTGTCAGCCTGGGCGTGACGCCTTCGGGCGTGGCTGCCATTAGCATCGCGATGTCGTGGCTGCTGATGTTCTTGAACCGCCGCCGTTCAGTGATGGTGCGTTCGTCAATCCAGCATTTGATGGTGCCATTCCGCAGCAGCAGGCAGTCCTTGATCGCTTCCGCCAGGACGACCCAGCCCTGGTTCTGTTCCATTAGGACATTCGCCACGGCGTCGGACTCTGCGCTGGCCGCCTCTTCGTCATTCTCGCCAGTCGGTTCAAACTCCGCAGGCACGTCGCTGCCGAACGATGGCATCAGGGTCGCCATCAAACCCTCGACCATATCAGCGACATCCTCAGATACGGCTGCGCTGCGCCCTTCGCGTTCGTATCCCGTGACGTCGGTCGTGGAACTGAAATCGCGGACCTGCGAATGGCGGCCCAGGTAGTAGTTCCAGGCCTGGCGCCGGTTCTCTTCCATGAAATCGGCGGCGAAGTTTCCCGCCGTGTCTATTTCATTGCCGATGATCCCGGCCAGTTCTTCGTCGGTATATGGTGGCGTTAGCCCTTTCGTCCGTGACATCAGATCAGCCCTCTATCCATGTTCGAATAATCCAGCGGCTTCGCCTTCACCTGGTCACGCCCGACGACAGCCCGCGCCTGCCCGGCGCCAACCATCGCATATTGCAAGGCCTCAGCAACGTGACTGTACAAATTTTTCTCAGGGAATTCGTGGAACTGTTCGTCGCCGCTGATCTGTTTCAGTCTGAACTTATACCCGCCTGCCATTGCGCGCCGCAAGTACCGACAGCCTGGGTCGATGATCAGACCAGGTTCGCCCGCCATCGTCAGCCGGGTCAGGTTGCGAACCACGGCTTCGACCCGCAGCGTCATATCGTTCGGGTTCTTGCCGCCGGTACTGGCCGGGACGGCGTGAATGCCCGCCGCTTTCAGCACCATGAACGGCGTCCGCTTGTCGACCTGGCTGCGCTGTTCGCCAGCTGGGTCGCCGTAGATGTTGACCTTGCGCCCGCGATAGGCTGACCGCAGCAGCGCGCCCAGGGCGTCAGCGAACTCGACGGCGCTAAACTCTTCCGTGACCAGTTCGTCGAACACCTGGAACTGCCCGGTTTCAGTCTGCTGAACGAACACGGCGGCGGGCGTCAGCCCGAAGTCCAGGCCAACTATTAGGGGCAGTTGGTTCTGTTTGTTGGCCTTTGACGCGTGTACTTTATCCTGCCACTGTGGATAGACGGGACGTCCGTCCACGATGAACCCGTAGTTCCCGTTGACGTAGACGTCGATCCACGCGGCGTCCTTGCCCTGGCTGATGCGCTTGTAATAGTCGGGCGGCAGGTTGTCGACGTTCTCAGCGTCCGGTTCGGTCCCGCCTGGTTGCACGAACTGCCGCCAGCCGTCGGGCTGTATCTCTTCGAACAGCTTAAACCACCAGCTGAAATCGTCCGGGCTGTTCGTGTCCAGGATAATGCCGAACCAGTCAGGACCGCCGTCACGCTTCGACGGGTAGCGGCCGACGCGGGTCTGCAACATATCGATGATCGGTCGGGGGATTTGGCGCGCTTCGTTGACCCACGCCCCGGTCAGTTCCAGGGACAGCAGCTTGCCGATGTCGTCAGGCCTATCCAGGGCGCGGAATAGGACTTCGCTGCCGTTGCGTGACGTCCAGGTCATGGTCGTGTGCTTGAACTCGCCGAACGGGCGCAGCCAGTCCATCCAGGTGTTGATGGTCGTGTCGCGTAATTCTGGGAACGTGTTGCGCACGACAGCCCAGCGGCTGTTCGGCTGCGCTTCCATCCTGGTGAACAGGTCCAGGGTACACGCCACGGACTTCCCGCTGCCGACAGGGCCACGAATACCACGCACGAAACTGTCGTCGTCCAGGAACGCGGCGATAGTCGCGCTGGGTTTGTAGGTTATTTCAGGACGCGGCATCGCGGACGATTTTCAGGATCGGCAGCGACTCGATGACTTCGCCGGATAATGTCGTCGCCGTCAGGCAAGGCATTGTTCGGTCAAGTAAAATTTGACACGCCCGCACCTGGCCCGCTTCCATTTTGCGTTCGTTCTTAACGTAGCGAATCAGTTCCTGAACGATGCGTTCAGTTTTAATTAGGTCGCGGGCCTTTTCGGTCTGGCGATGCGTAAGTGATCCAGCCATTTTTGTCCCTCAGGGTGGACGGGCCAGCGTAGCAGGTTCTGAACCTGGCGATGGTGGCGGACTGACCTGGTCAGCAGTCGGTCGCTGCCGTTCTTGCCGGTTTTATTCATCGACCAGCATGGCGAACGATACCCTGGGCCGGTCGACCTTCGGGACTTCGTGGGTTGTCCCAGGGGACAGGTAGACCAGGCAGCCAGCGCCTGGTGTGACGATGACCGGATCGGCTGCCTGCGGGTAATACAGGACCGTATGACGGCGATGTTCGTGTGGGGCGATATGGTCGCCTGCGTTCATTTCGACGCGCAGGAATTTGACCCAGGAATGACCTGACACGGGGCAAGCGTGACGCATAAAGCGCGCTAGTTCGGGGTCATCGTGGACAGTCTTATTCGCCGTCATGGTTGGGGAAGCCTGCGGCGTTCAACAGCGCATCAAGTTCGAACAGCGGCAGCTTGTCTATTTTGTCCAGTTCGTCCCTGATTTCCCCAGCTTCCGGCCAGTCTGGGTAGTTATACATACGCAGCGCCGTGTACCGATAATTGTTGACCGCAGCCACGGCGTTCGTGCTGTCGCGGAATTCGATTTCGTCCTGGTCCTTGTCCCGAATTGATCCGTCTAGATTTAATTTCATGGACTGTTTCGTCCTGTCGCGGCGTCGACGGCCCCGTAGGGGCCGGAGTCGAAGTAGCCGCGTTGTGTGAATGTCAATATAGGATAGTGCGAAGGCGAGCGCCGCCCGTCGCTGCTTTGCTCGCCCCCCTTGTGGGGGCGCTCGTCGCTCCGCCAGGCAAGCGCCTGCGCTTGTAGCAGTTCTATCATGGCAATGTCAATTCCATAGATTTCAGGACCGCGTGTCGCACATAACCTGACACGGTACGTCCGTCATCATTGGCTAACCTCTTGATTTTAGACAGTTCGCCGGGCTTCACCAGGACGTGAATCGACCTGGTTAATTTTGCTGTTTTCTGGCCCTTCCGCATTATATAATCCTCCTGATGAACCATCATAATCAGTCACTATATCAGGAGTATGAAACATATATGGATAGTTCAACATTCACAGCTGGCAATTATCTGGGCGGCGACGACCTGACCGACAAGGAAAAGGACGGCGTCGAACTGGTCATCGATGGCTGCACAGCCGAAGAGATGCGACAGGGAAAAGACAAACTATGTCTGACGTTTACCGACCTGGCGCGGAAGCCGATGCTGTTAAATAAAACCAACAGCAAGCGGCTGCAAAAAATGTTCGGCAAGGAAACCGACGGCTGGATCGGCGAAACCATCGCCATCTGGTTCGATCCCGAAGTCGAATACATGGGCGAAATCGTCGGCGGCCTGCGGGTCAGGGTTAAGAACTCTAAAAAAAAATGACTTCGGCCCGGACTACTGGAAAGAAATCATCCACAGGCAATGGGAACTCGCCCACCCTGGCTACCGGATTGTCCGAAGGGGATTTCGATGACGACATCCCGTTTTAGAAATAAGAACCCGCGCCGTCCGCCTTCGAACAACCAGGGCGGTAGCGGGTCGTTTTTTAATCGGTTCGTTCAGTTCGAAAACCAGATGAACGAATCGCGCATCAACGTCGGCAGTATCCCCCAGCACCTGCTGGGGTTTCAGGAATGCCCTGACTGCCACGAACTAACGCACACGATTCGCTACCAGCATGAAGTCCGATACATCGTCGCTGGGGCGCGCAAATGGTCCTGGCATCAATGCCCGCAACCAGTCGAACCTGACTGGCCGGACGATGCCGAACAACGTGACGGGGACGGAAACCCTGTCTGAGGAAATTACTATGACAATCGAAATTGACAAAAATGTCGCTTTACCAGGGGGCTATAAGCGTGGCAGCCGTTCGCCGCTGCGCCGTGCCTTGCGCAATATCTTCCCGGATATGCGCCCAGGGGATTCAATCGCCGCCAACCAGGCGGAACTGGAACTGCTGGCAGAAACGGGGACGCGGGGGATTGTTACCGGGCACAAAATAGCGATTCGAATACAGATGTGCTGGCTGGAATGGTCCAAGGCTAACAACCGGGGCAGCTGGAAAATGACCGTCGCCCGTGATGGCAACGGCACGTTCCGATGCTTCATCGTCGCCGAGCATGACGCCGACGCAAACCAGCGGCAGCTAGATGTCTAGCAAGGCGCGCACCGTGGAACACGGCGGGGTTGACTGGAAAGTCATTCCTGGCAGCAGGCGCGAACAGTTACTGCTGCGAATGATCCGCCAGGATAACGCCCTGCATCATGCCGACGTCGACCCAGCGCAACCAGGTCCGCCGCTATGGTGGCGCCTGGGGTTCTGGATCGTTGTCAGCGCCACGCTGGGGTTTGTGGGCGGTCTGTTCGTCCTGGTCATCCAAAGGGGGTTCGGCACATGATCCTGAATCTAATCAGATACGCCTACACGCCCGACGAAACCCTGGGCCTGCTGAAATTCCCGGTCATCGAAGGCGTCGCCAAGTACGCCCTATGGACCGTCGAATGTCCCTGGCTGGATAACACGCCTTTCGTTTCATGTATTCCTGACGGGGAATATACGTTGCAGGCGTTCGACAGCCCGAAGCATCCCGCCTGCTGGGTTATCACGCCCGTCCCTGGGCGAACTGGAATTCTGTTCCACGTCGGAAACCATTCGGGCGACGTCACGGGCTGCGTCTGCCCTGGCATCACCAGGTCGGGAACGATGGTAAAGAACAGCGCCGACGCGATGCGCCTGCTGAACTATGTCCTGGACCGCAACGTCCAGCATCAGATTAAGATCGGCCCAGGCCTGGGCGCTATAATGCCCGTCCATGAACGGGGGCACCAAGAAAACGGCGATTAGTCTTTCGGCGGTTGTCGCCTTAGCCGTCGGCGGTTGGCAAATCTGGCCTGCTGTCGACGGCATTTTTGTAACTGAATCCGAAGCGGCAGACTGGTCCGAAGTCGCCCGCCGCCGTCACTACACGACGCAGATCGACGTCCTGGAACTGCGCAAAAAACACGCGATGACGTCCGAAGAAATCGCCGCCATCCAGGACGAGATAGACTATTACAGGGGCAAAATCCGTGAGCTTAACGAAGGGGCGAATCCATGAGATTTCTGAAAAGACTTGCGCGCTGGACCATAACAAAATCGTCCGGGCATCAGACGGCAGGCGCGGGGGCAGTTGGAATACCCCTTGTCATGCTATTAGCTGCGCTTGGGATTCCGATGCCGATGGAACTGGCTGCGGCGATTCCCGCTGTCCTTTCAACGCTGACCGCTATCGGCAAGGATGAATAAATTCGCCCGGTTCAGCGGTACGCCTGACGCGAACGAACGCGACATCATCGACGAACTGGAACGGCGCGGCGCCCTGGTCGTGGTCATCGACCGGCCGACCGACCTGGTCGTGGGTCACAACGGCACCTGGACATTCTGCGAAATCAAAACATCGCCCAGGGCCAGGGTTCGAAAGTCGCAAAAATCATTTATGCAACGCTGCGCCAATAAGGGCCTGCCCTGCGTCCTGATCGACCATATCGATGATATTGACGCCTGGTGGCCCGAATTGCCCCTGTCAGACGACGCCTTAGCGACGTTAATGTTTTCTTGATAGCAGGGCCAGGGGTCTATTCGTCGCCCTCATCTTCGAACAGCTGCGGCACCGTCTGGGCCGCTGCCGGACCCAGGAAGCGTTCGCCTGCGCTGACCCCGGTCGCGAACAGACCCCGCCCGACGACCGGCGGACCGACGCCAGCAGCAGCTGCGCCTGCGAGCGCACCTGGAACGCCCGCAGCCGAGCCGCCAGCCGCCGCGCCCGCGACGGTCCGGACCGCCGTGGCAGCTGGCCCGAATCGCAGCAGGCGACCGGCAGTCGCTGACCCGCCAGCGGTTTCCCTGGTGAACCTGGCGATGGTTTTCGCCGTCTGCACCAGGCGCTGCAATGCTGGGTCGCGAATCTTTCCAGTTTCAGCGACCGCCCGCTTACCGATCCCCTTGAAGTTCTCCCGCGCCAGTTTACGCACCAGCTGGCCCGCCGGGATCTGACCGGTTTCAACGACTGCGGGGATTTCTTCTAATGTTTCGAGTAGCTTGAACCTGGTATTCGCCTGCGCCAGCAGCGCCTTATCGCCACCTGATGCAGCAGCCGCGTCGTCCAGCAAGTCAATCGCTTCGTCAACGTTGCCGCGCAGTCCGCTGAATATCGGGTTCTTGCCTGTCCTGGTTGCCACGCCACGCAGCGTCCGCTGAATCCCCTGCCATTCCGCCGGGTTAATGGTCGTCCGGTTGCCGATGATTTTCAGGATTTTACTGATGTCGCCCTCGGGCAGCCCGCGTTCTACCAGGTCAGCCAGGATCGGTTTGATCTTACCGACTGCGACCTTGCTGGTCGGTGCTGCCAGGTCATACGTCGCTTCGATGCCACGCCTGGCCTGGCCGAAAACGACTTCGTCGAATTCATCGATGCTGGCGGCGACGTCATCAGCAAACCCCAGGGCGCGGGCCGTGTCGAAATTGATCGCTGCCCGGTTGACGTCGTCAGCTGCCGACAGCCCGCCGCTGCCCCTGATGGTCTGCGCTGCTGACCGGCCCAGCTGCGACGTACCTTTCGGCAGCCCGATAGGCGTCCGGGCCTTAGCCGCTTCACGCAGCGCCGACCGGCCCGACATAAACCGACCGATCAGGCCCGCCGCCCCCTGGGTTGCCCCAGCCAGCGCCACGTCGACGCCTACCGCCCCCAGGTCGAAATCCTGGCCCGTTCGTTCTGCCCTGGACTTCTCACGCGCAGCGCCGAATAGGCCCGCCACGCCCGCCTGGGCGGCGACAGCAGGCAATCCAGTAGCTAGTGCTGGGGCAGCGAACGGCAGGGCCACAGCTGCGGCGACAGCAGGGGACGCCCGGCCCAGGTCAGTCGCGAAGGTTTCAGGGCCGCGAATGTCGTTTTCGAGTCCGAACAAGTTCCGCAAGTTCTCGCCCATCAGATCGGTCAGCGTTTCCCCTGCGCCGATCGCAATTTCACCAAAGAACCCGCCAGTTTCTGCGCCCTGGTTCGCTGGCAGCCCGACCATTTCAGGCGTCGCGCCCTGCTGGATCAACCAGTCCTGGACGCCGCCTTTCGACAGCCCATCAGGCACCTGGACCTGCTGCGGTAGACCTTCGACCAGGATGGTTGCGGTTGCCATTAGTTCGTCAGATCGAAGTCAGAAATCGGGCGGACCTGGTTCATGGTTTCGATATGCTGCGGCGACAGGCCCAGGATTTTCTGCGCGTCGCCCGTTTCGACGCCTGGGACGTTCGGCGCGATGTCCTGGTCATAGAACCGCAGCGTTTCGCGCATCGAATCTATTCGTGGTCCGATCAGCCCAGTCGCTGAACGAATAACATTCGTTTTGAAAACCCCGACGTCGACGTTCCCCGAAACAAACTGGTTGAACCAGCGACCCAGGTTCTGCAATCCCGACGACGCTGCGCCGCTGATCGCGATCCGGTCATCGTTTCGAACTGCCAGGCCTGGTTCTAATATCTGCGCCATCGCCACGATGCCGTTCTGAATGTCCAGTTCGGATGCGTTCGGGTTGTTCAACGTGTCGAACAGCTGGCGGAAACTGGTCAGCGCATTCGCGCCGCCAACCATCGAAGCGTTCGAACGAACGTCGCTGGCGAAATTGCGGAAGTTCGTGATCTGAAACGCGGTCGCTTCCCTGGTCCTGCGGTCGACATCTTCGGCCATTGCCAGGGGCAGGTTGATCCGTGCCGACGTCGCTGCTGCCAGGGTTTCCCGCAGCTGGGCGCGTTCGGTTTGCCGAATCAGTTCGCCGCGTGGTCCGCGCAACGCTTCGGCGCTCAACGCTTCGCGTCCACCTGGTTCGTTCCGTGCGGTCGCTTCCAGGGCCGACCTGACCGCAGGATCGAACCCGCCGCCCATGCCTGCCGCTGCCTGGCTGACGCCAGCTTCGGCTGCAAACTCTGACGCCGCCCCTATCCTGCCGCGTCGCAGTTTCTGGGCGCGTTCTTTCTTGACCTGTTCGAATGCCGCTTTTTGTTTCTTCGATGGCGGCAGCACCGAACCGAACAACGTCCCCAGCAGGTCGCCGCGTCGCCCGCCCGCTGCCAGGTTGATGTCGCCGAACAGATTGCGCGCCGTGGAATCGAACAACGACGGGCGCGGTCGTGGATTGCGTCGGTCCGGCAGCTGTCCGGCTGCCTGGCCCGCTTCGATCAGCGCCGTGTCGAATGGTTCGTTGATGTGCCCTGGAACGTGTGCCATTTATTCGCCCCCTGTATTCGTCGACGATCCGCCGAACTGTAATATCCCGAAGTCGAACCCCTTGCCTTTGCCGGTCGACGACTGCTGCGACAGGACCGTCGGTCCGCCGATGATCTGTGACAGCGCCTGCAACGGTCCGAACTGCGCCTGGAATGGTGCCAGGCCCAGGTTGAACTGATCGCCCAGACCCTGCTGCGCGCCCAGGCCCAGCTGCCCCGCGCCCAGGTTGCCCTGTTGCTGCAACTGTCCGCCGCCCAGGAACCCCTGTCCGCCCAGGTTCGCCTGGCTCTGGGCCGCCTGGCCCTGTAATCCGCCCAGCGTCCCCGACGCCGACAGCTGCCGGGCTAAATCGCCGAAGCGAATATCCGTCGCGCCACGCTGGAAGGCGTCGATTGACGACTGACCCAGCAGACCCTGCGCCACGCCCTGGCGTCCGCCGCCTAACTGTCCGCCGCCGACTGCGGCGTTCGTAATCTGCGGCAGCAGCTGCCCGAAGTTCCGACTGATGTCCGTCCCCAGCTGGTCGATTTGATTCTGAACCGCTGGGTCATTTCCGCCTGCTATTCGTTGCAACTGCTGCTGGGCTGGCGTGTTCCCCGTCGCCTGGTTGCCCAGGTTCTGCAATCCCTGGCCGAACGCCTGGCCGCCCTGTTGGCCGAATTGTTCCGCACCTGGGATGTTCGACAGCGCGTCCTGAATCCCCGGAATTCCTTGTAGGAAATCCTGCCCCTGCTGCTGCAAATTCCCCGCCAGGTCGAACAGTCCGCTGATCGGCCCCTGTAACGATTGCTGCAAACCCTGCGCGCCGGTTCGCAGCTGTTCCAGGAACGGTTGCTGCGCCGGATCGACGAACGTCGAACCCTGCGAACTGGATGAACTTTTCGAACTGCCAAAACTAACCATGTGAAACCGCCTTGCGCATCGTCACTAGATGCAGTTTATACCCTTCGTCCTTTATCAGCCGCTGCCAACCAGGTCGTCCCTCAAAACAAACATGACTGCACCCGACTTCCGCCGCCAGCTTTTCAAACGATGCCAGCAGCTCGGGCAACCAGTGTTCACTATCCACGCCGACGACCGCCATAATCAGCAGTTCCTTGCCGTCGATAATGTTCTGAACTTTGCAGCAGGCGACGGCTGTCGGTTCGTCATCGTTCCAGACCCTGACCAGCAGGACCGTCCCGTCGATCAGCTCGCCGTCGAATTCCTCCATCGAATAATGAAACCGCGACCGTTCGAACGCGGGCCACAGCCAGGCGAAATACTTTTCTACGTCGGCGTGTGCAATGTCAGGTGATGGGCTGTCGATCCTGATGTTCAAAATATCCCCGGTTCGTCGTTGCGTTCGCTGATTCTGGTCAGCCCGAAAATTGCCGATTCGATCAGGAACGTGTGCGGCCCGCCTGGGCCGGTTGCAACAGCGACCAGGGTCACGACGTCGCCAGGGTTCAGCGCCAGCATCCCGTATAAAACCAGGCTGATCGACGTCGTCTGGTTGGACGTGTCGACGCGGGCGAAAACCCCGGTCGGCGTTCCGTTGATAAACGCGGTCAAACTGTATTCGGTGCCCGAACTTATGATGACCGCCAGCGTCGCCATCACCTGGTATATCCCGCCTTCCTCGGGGATCAGCGAATCCGGCGCTTGCTGTGCCGTGACCCGGTTCGGAACTTGCGGCGTAAAATTATTAAACCCTTCGACCGCCGACGGGACGCCATCGACCAGCGGCTGGTCGGGGACAGGACCGGGGTCGACAGTCAGCGCACCGTATGCAGCCTGGACGACAGCGGTCAGCATCGCCGTTTCGATGCGGTCCAACTCTTCGCCCAGGAAGCGTTCTAAATCCTGGACGTGTCGTCGCATCCCCTGGCTGTCGACGTCCAGGTCGATCTGCGGGACCAGGTTCGGCGTGTAGGGTACGCCGCCGCCTTCACGCACCAGTGAAATCCCCCTGGAACGTATATTCCAGATCGAACCCGTGGACCCGCCAGATCGGATTAGCGTTAGCACCTGGCGCGTCGTCATCTTCGAACCGGACGCTGATATACCGGCCCGACTGGTCGAAGTTCAGGAAGTCGGTTTCGTTAACCAGGAAATCCTGCTGCGGCGACCATAGAATCCCGGCGCTGGGTTCGTCCTGGACGCCGATGCGGACCTTTATCACAGTCCCCGCCGACCCTTCGATCCTGGGCCACACGCGGCGGACATATTTCAGCGCCTCGGGCTGACCCAGGTCCAGCGATTCCCTGGTGATCTGCCCGACGACCGCCGTGTCGTCGCGGTTCGTGTTCGTGTCATCGACGAACAGCAGGCGGCTGTTGCCGTCGACAACGTTGTCGCCGACGTCGGTCGATACCGCCACGGATGCCAGGACACGTTCGAACGCGCCCGTGAACTGCGCCCGATTCCACGTCCCCGCACTATCGTTCCAGACGTCGGTCTGCGAATCCCAGTCCAGCGCCGCAGTTGACGCCAGCACCAGGCCTGATTCGGCGTGGCTCCACGTTTCCGACAGTTCGCGAATCGACAGCAGGTCGTGGGCGTAGTCCCAGACCACGGCGACGTTCGGGAACTCGAACCCCTGGGTCGGAAAACAGATGTGAACTTCCTTCGCTGCCCGATAATTGTAAACGAACGAATTGACGAAATTGACCGGGTCGATTTGCAGGAATATAAACCGCCGCAGCTTTTCGTCGACCAGGCTGCGCACGTTTTGGCCGTCATGTATCAAAACATCCCCGTCCGTCATAACTACATGATTGCCCAGCGCCTCGGTCACGCAGTTCCGCGCCATGATCCCCGACGTCGTCAGGAATTTCCTGAACGTGAACACGAACGAACCGCCGACGAAGTTTGCCAGATAAGTCGCGTGTTGTTTGTAGATGACGAACTGACCGCGCAGCGCAGCCGCGTCGATGATCCCGCCCGCCGTGTCTGCCAGTGATGCGTCTCCGGAATTATTCGTGGCACTAGCCAGCCATTCCGTGGGCACGGTTCCTGGTTCTGCGGCGTTTGACCAGCGCAATTTAGTCGGGAATTCTGTCCCGCTTTCGGTCATGTTCAACGCGAACAGAAAATTGTTAAAGGTTCGGATTGACCGGCAGGTCGTCGCAGCGGGCCAACCAGGCAGCGGCGCACATATGTTCGACGTACTTAAATCCCAGAACGTCGGCGGTTCTTGTCGGAAGTTCTGGACCGGGAACCCGTTTATGACGGTCTGATTTGATTCCGCTGCCAGGACCGGCCCGACATAAATTGCGGGCGTAATATCGTTAACGCCGCCGCCCTGGTCGATAACCTGAATCGTGTCCTTTCCCATCACGACCCAAAAGTTAAGCGTTGACGAAAACACGTTCGTCAGGTTCAGCGGTTCGTCGGTCCAGTCGTCGAAAAACTGCGACACGCCGCTGATGCGCTGGGCGTACCCGACGCGCATGTAAAAGTTCCGCATCTGCGTCCAGAACTGCGGCGGGACTTCCGCAGGCGGGACATCTTCGACAATAGATTCGGGCCGGATTTCGGTCAGAATTCTATCTTCGCGGGAACGTTCGCCTTTTTGTACTTGTGGACTCATGGCACATATTGAACCGTTAGGAAGTGATAACTATACGGCATGATCTGAAACGCATCGTTGCCAGGAATGTCGACTTCTGCTTCGGGGATCGTGTGCGTGTGGCCCGCGCCGCCGCCGACATTCGACATAAAAGGCACGTTGTTGTTGTTGTCGTCAATTAAAAACGCATTGCTGTTCTGCCGGTTGCCAGCTATGACCGTGTCGGTATCGACAGTAGACGAAAACGCCAGCGTCGTGTCCGTGATCCCTGAACCGTTAATTCCGGTCAGCACGGTATGACGATGCGAAGGCGTCTGCGCCACGGTTAGCACCGTCGAGCCACTGATAACACCAGGGTCGATCTGCAAATCAATAAACGGGGCGCGTGGCCCGCTGAACGAATCCGACATCGCGAACAACCGATTTCGCAGGTCGACCGTTCCGTTCGTGCCGGTGGCGCTGAACCAGTTATTCGACGGCGGCGTCGAACCGATAACTAACATTTTAATTTCGCCAGGCGTCCAGATCGGATCGCCCGCAATGGTCGGGACGTGTGGGAAATTGATAACGCCCGTCGCCCTGTCCGCCTGTATCGGCAAGTCCAGGAAATCGCCCAGGTCATCGAACCGGGCCAGCGACCAGTCGTTATTGCTGCCGTCAGCCGTCATACTTAGCTGCCATCGGAGCAAGGCGCTACGCTTCCACGTCAGCGGAATCCCGACATCGGCGTCGGCATTAAAAACCAGACCGTTGTCCTGGATCGTTTGTTCCGCCGTGAAAACATTCGCTTCGTTTTTAATCGCCATCAGGTTCATCTGATCGGCGGTTATGTCGACCGCTTTGTCGATCAATCTGAAACTGTTAAAAACGCTGCGTTTGCATGTTCTAAGCTGATCGTCGCCCTGGCTCAAAGGATCGCTGCCAGGCGGATCGGTTATGCTCAGTTCGGATATAAAATTTGCTGCATCTAATGCCATTACGCCACCCTTACGACTCCGCTGCTATTCCACAATGAACCGGACGTTCCGGCGCTTGTTGGCAGGTTAAAAAAGCACAGCTTGCCAGATATGACCCCGATCCCGCCGCTGCCAATATTGAATATCTCCGCACCTGCGGAAGCAAACCCCAGCGCATTAGCCGCCCGCCGGTACATCCCCGTATCGGTATCATTTGAAAACGAATAAACCGGCGTACCCGCGTCAGCCGTGCCGTCCATACGGAAATGATAGCCCGCGCCAGACCACATTGCCTTTGTGCCTTTGTCAAAGTTCAGCACCGATTCCGCACCAGCCGCAATCGAAACAGAATCGGCGGCAGCACGGAACAGCCCCGAATCCGTATCGTTAGTAAAAGCGAACGCCGGATCGGCTGCGTCACCTGCTGCGTCGCCGTGGACCGAAACACCGTCAGCTAACCATAACGCGAAGGCGTCCATCGTGCCCCACGCCGCGCCACCGACTCCAATCCCGATAGTATTCGCGGCGGGGTTATAGAACCCGGTATCTGAATCGCTGTTGAAGTTAAACGCGGGCCGCGATACGGTTCGCAGACTGTTGCCCGCCCAGGACCGGCCATCGGCTGCGAATATGTCGCTGCTGGAAGTGAACGACGCGATTGACTGACCATTGGCGGAGATATTTAACGACGTGGCGCTGGCGGTTATCCCCGTGCCCAGGTCGCTGGTGAACGCATACCCCGGCGCTGCGGTCGTGCCGTCCGGCGCGTGTAACACTCCGGCGAACTGCGAGAAAACACTGGTCATTCGGAACTGTTCTGTTCCGTTCGGCGACAGCCCCAGGATGCCGTTCGCGATACGGTACATTCCCATATTGGTGCTGTTGGTGAACCTGTACGCAGGCGCACCGGCCACACCGTCAGCGGCCAACAACGTGCGACCGAAACTCGCATCGGCTAAGAACGTAAATTCGCCGAACGCATTGTTGATCTGCATCGGCGCGTCGATCAGCGCCCCGCCGACAAACCGGCGGAGTTCCAACTGTGCCGACCCGCCGACGTGAAGCAACTGCCACACGCGGACGCCGGTGTTGTCGAAGAAAATACTATTATTCCCGCCCGAATCCAGCAGGATATTGTTGGCGAATTGTTGCTGTTGCGTGAACGTGTTCGCTTCGTTCTTTATCGCCATCTGGTTCATCTGGTCGTGCGTGATGTTGACCGCGCCACCTACCAGCGGGAAGGAATTCAGCTGTGTGCGTTTAGCTGTACGGATTTGGTCGTCGCCTTGATTTAGAGGATCGGTCCCCGGCGGCGAGTCGATGTCCAGTTCGGCGATAAAGTTCGCAGCGTCCAGGGGCATTATGCTGCCCCTAAAACTGGCGCTTCTCCGAACCTGGATTCCCTGGCGCGTCGGTTGACGCGCTCGATTTCAGTCAGGTATGTATCGATGGCGATCTGACGCATGGTGTCGTCCTGGACATAAACAGCGCCTTCGACAAGCATCGCGTACAGCCAGATATAGGGGAACGCGGTCAACAGAATGTTCGTGTCGGCGGGATTGACCAGGGGCGGCAGTTTCTTCCAGTACCATAACGTGAACTCGGCTGGCGCTGTTATCGGCCCGAATTCGAACTGGTTGCCGATGATCGAATAGACCAGGGGAAACCCGGTCTGCGATGTTGCAACCGACAGCTTGTGACGTCCGACCGACGACAGCACGATAACCCGCGCCCCTTTTTTCGCCGACAGTTCGCGGACGTCGATAAAGTCAGCAGGCAGGTCGACCAGGTTCGACGTCGGAACGATGGTCGTTTTAATCACGGTTTCCTGCGGGCGCAGGTCGCGCTGAATGCGCAGTTCCGACAGCTGGACGAACGTATCCTGCCGGTCAATCGTAAACGACCGTTTTATGTACGCCTGGAACTCCGTGATTAGCGACGCCCTGTCGACAATCTGGCTCACACCTGGACCGCCTTGCGCCTACGGTTCGCGATCAGATAACGCTTGTTTGCATTGTGCGGGCTGACCCTGGCGATGGGCTGAACCGAATACCCGTTCGATACCGCACCAGGTCGAGCGCCCCCGGATCGAATCAGCGTCCCGCGCATATTGTTCGCAATCTTAGGTTTTGCCATTAGATTTTCCTGAAATTCCGATACGGTTCTGACAACGGATGACGCATAAACTTGCGCCAGGCAATGGTCTGTTCCAGCCCGTCGGGGCAGATCAGGTCGGGGAATATCTTCACCAGGCGCTGGAAATCATGCTGCGGAATAGTTAAAGCGCAGCGACCCAGCCCGTCAACGTCTTTCACGCTGCCCGGATTGTTTCGCCGCGCTTCGACCTTCCGCAGTTCCGCGTTCCTGGTCGGCTGATAGTTTTCGCGAACTAACGCGCCATGCTCAAACCAGACCCGCGTCCTGACGTCGTCATGCCGGGACGGCAAGGATTGCGGATGTTGCGTCAATGTCTGCGATGACACCGAAGTTTTCCCAGTTCAGTACCTTTAACGTCCAGTCCGCGCTGACCTGGCGGTTATCCGCCGTGCCATCACGCGCCAGGGGCGCAGTATTCCAGCCCGTCAGAAATGACTGCATCGCGCCGGATGGGTCCATCACATATAAATTGTCGTTATCTGTGAATGCCACCTGCTGCAATCTGTTGGCTATCATGGAGAGGGTGACGCCGAAATCAGTGATCAGAATATTAACGGACATTTGCGCAGAGGCAGGCCCATCCTCGCCCTTGTCCCTGGTCAGTGTCGCAATAGCGGCATCTGATGTGAACATGAACGACGACAACGGCCTGATGACTTCGGGCCGCGCCATTATCAGCGTCGGATTGCCGCCCAGCTGCCAGATCGATTGCGCGACGTCCTGGATGGTACTGACCGCCAGACCGACCGTGGTCCCTGCTGTCGGGATTGCGACCAGACCATCCGTGTCGGTATCCAGCCACCCGCCGTCAGCGCCTAACGCGCCACGCACGGCAGAGCCAGTTGCGTCGCCGAAAATGTCGGTCCCCACAATCCAGGCACCAAGTCCCGCCGACTTGCCAGGGACTAACGCCCCGTCATCAGCGACCGACGCCTGAACCGATAGCATGATCGCCTCGACGTCCCTGCGCGCTTCATTGCCGCGCATCATCACCTGGTACGCCAGACTGTTCGCGAATCCGATAGTGTTCGAATCCTGCGCCCTGGTAGACACGCGCAGCGTCTTTTGACTGATCTGCGAATGTTGATTGACGCGAATGCCGTTAGATGAATCGTCTGTTCCGGCAGGATCTCCATCGACAACTGCGTTCGTCAGATCAGGAGCAGCGAGCCGATCCATCGTCCAACTTGGCGCGGAATTGTCGTGTGAACCCGACGCAATTCGGTCGGTAAAGGGCAGCGGGATGTCAGAAATATCGAAAATCTGCTGCATGATGTCAGGATTTATGAGGCCTCCCAAAACAACGGCAGCAAGGTCTGCACCATCTAAATTTGTTGCGCTCACGGTTTTATTCCCCTAATAACTTCGCGACCTGTGCGACCTTTTCAGACATCACGCCCTGATTCTGAATTTTCGGCGCATTCGACCGCGCTGGTTTCACTTCGCGCACCGCAGCTGGCTTCGGTTTGGTCCCCGATAGTTTCTGCGCGCCCTTTTCGACAGTCTTTTCCAGTTCCGCGATCCGAATCGCACGTTCAGCGTTATCGATAACGTATTTCGCCAGCCGATGGTCGATAATGTTGTCGACTTCGACATCGCGGAATCCGTAGGGCGCCAGGTGTTGGATCAACATCGACCGCACCTGCGACCATTTCGCGCCGTCCTGCAAATCGGGGCGAATCCCGAATAAAGCGGCCCGTTCGCCTTCGACATATTGCTGATGTTCCATCTGAACGCCAGCGACCAGGTCATCAGTCAGCAGGTCCGTAGGAATCTTAGCGAGCATCCCCGACAGCGCCTGCCGCTGCGTCATGGTTTCGTTTTCGAAGGCGACGCGCTTTTCCGCCAAATCGTTCTGCGCGTCCGTTACATCCCGCAGCTGTTTGCCCGCGTCCTTGAACTGTTCCAGGGTCAGCGGTTCCCCGCCATCGACCGGAATTTTCAGCGACTTGAACAACGCCTGCGGCGTTATACCCAGCTGTTTCGCCAGGCTAGTCGGCGTTAGATCATCCGTCCCCGGATCATCGCCCGACTGCGGACCAGGTGCGGCCTGGTCATCCGTTAGGGGAAGCGTCCCCGCTTCCAGTGATGCCGCAGGCTCCGGAGTCCCCTCCGTGATTAGGTCAGTAACCGCTGCGACCTGGTCGATATTAGGTTCTGGATTTGCCACTGTCTACCCCTTCCTTGTTCGCTGCCTTCCGCAGTTCCGACAGGACGTCATCAACAACGCCCAGCTTGGCTCTGATTTCGTCCCAGTGATCGTCGGTCGTGCTGGCGCACCAGACGCGGAAATATCTAGCGCGCAGCCTGTCCGCGATTTCTAGGTCATCCAGCGCCGTTAGAACGTCCTTCGCTTTCAGTTTCACCTGTTGCCACCTGTGCCGCAGCTTCCGCTGCCTGGGCTATCTTCGTGCCTTCGACTTCGGCGTCCAGTATCGTTTTGAAGTATTCCAGGACGATTTTCGCCTGGTCGATACTGAAATCGCGCTGGCTGTTCTTATTGTCGGCTGCCGCTTGCGATGCCAGCACCATCAGCTGCTGGTTCTGCTGTTTCTCCGCCAGTTCCTTCATGCCCTTAGCCGCTTCGACAGCTGGTGGCGATTCCGGGTCGATCCAGTATTTTTCTGCCGCTTCCAGGTCGACAGCGCGTGACCAGTCCAGGATGGCGCGATGGATGCCGTTAGCGTCGACCAGGACGTCAGCGCCGCCGTTCTGGAATATCCCGATCTGCTGACTAATGGTCGTGACCAGGGACTGCGCTTTGCGGCTGCGTTCAGCTGGCGACAGTCCGACCTTAATGTTCACGCGGCTGCGCGGCTGCCATTCCTGCGGACTGGACGCGACCCACTGGCCCGAACGGTTCAGCATGATCTGTTCGGGGAACTGCGTTCGCAGCACCGAATGCAGCAGCACGAACAGCGAGCGAATAAGCGTTTCGGCGATGGTTTTCGCCACCATTGCGCCCATCATTTCGCCCGCCGACATCTGCCGGTCGACCGACTGCGCTGCGATGCCCGCCTTAACCAGCTGGTCCTGCGGCTGCATCAGGGCCAGGGCTGCGCCTGCGCGCTGGTCGCGCACCTGGTCCATGTAGTTCAGCAGC